AACCGGGTAGCGCGTTCGAGGCGATCCCGCGTGAGCAAATCCACATCGAGAGCAAGCACGTGTTTGACGCCATGAAGCGCCAACATGGCGCGGTCGGCCGGGACTGGCAGCGCTTTCTCGTCGACATCGGCCCGGACACGATCAAAGCGGAACTTCATAAGCATTGCGCGACGTTCCTCGCGCTGCCGGAGGTCGTCGCCATCGCCCAGAAGGCACATCCTCAGGTGCGCGCAGTTGTAAACCGCTTCGCGCTCTATGCTGCGGCCCTGCGCATGACGATCGCGGCGGGCTTACTGCCCTGGACCGTCGAGGACGCCGACGTGGGCATCGTCGCCTGCATGGAGCGCTGGGTACGGCAGCGCGGCAACGTCGACACTGCCGGCGAGGTTGTCCGTGCCGCGCGCGACGTTGAGAGCAAGTTAAATGCCCATCTCAACGACAACTTCATTCACATTGACAAAACAGACAAAGGATGGATGCCGGCCACAGAGGTCGATGAGTTTAAACAAAGAACCCCTGAACGGTTTGACGGTTACGCCAAACCGGACCGCGTCCTGATCCGGCCCGAGGCATGGCGTCGGTACTGCAATGGGTCTGATCCCACCGCCATCGCTCAACACTTCCGGCAGCGAGGCGCTCTAATTGCCGACGGTAACAGTTTGTCGAAATCGGAGCAGGTGATCGGCAAGACAGCGCGGTTCTATGTGCTTTCCCGGCCATCCCTGACACTCTGACGCCCTGACACGAAGATGCGAACCGCAGGAAAACCCAAGTCGAAACTCCGATGTCAGCTTGTCAGTGCGTCAGACCCCACATTGTGCAAGGAGGACAAAATATGCGTAAGGACTTAACGAAACGAGCCGAAAGAGCGACGGCACCGGAGCAAACCGAGGACGCTGCATCCCGCCTCAAGCGTGAGTTGATGGGTGATTGCCTTGGGCGCATGTTCGGTGAAGCTGGCGAGAAGCAGGCCGCCCCAGGCAATCCGCGCGTCATTATTGTGCTCGCCAACCATGGGCGCAGCCCCGGCTGGGACCGCGCTAAAGCACTGCAGCGTGAGATGTTCGGTGCGGCTGCCGGCAGTGGCCTGGAGATGAAATTTGCCTTTTACGGGCCCGATGACGCCGCCGGAGTGCGGCGTTGTCGTATCACGACACGGTGGATCACCGACCCCGACGACATGGCTGGCCTTATGGACCGCGCCGAGTGCAATTGCGGCTGTTACGTCTACATCCGGGACGCGCTGGGGCAGGCTGTGAAGGAGAATGAGGACCGGCCAATGCGCGCCGTGCTCATCGTTGGCGATACGTTCCACGACGATCCAGATGGTATTGACGAGGCAGCAATCTCCGCAAACCGGCTGCGTCGGGCGGGGACGAGGCTGTTCCTGATCCAGCAGGGCGACGATCCCGTCACCGCGCGCAGGCTCCAGTACTTGGCCAAGGTTTCGGGCGGAACCTATTTCCGGTTCGATCCGAGGACACAGGAACGGCAATTCTCGGAGCTGTGCGAGGCGATATCAGCCTATGCCAAGGGCGGCGAGGAGGCGGTAAAAGCGAAGGGCGGGCAAGCGGCAACACTGCTGCTGGAGCATCTCATGCAGCAGCCAATGTCGATCGTCGAGGAGCGCGAGCGCGCTCGTGTGGACCGAGACATCAAATAGTTGCGGCTCACATGATTGAGACGGGGTTTGTTCTCGTTCCGGGCGAAGTGTTTGAGCATAGCAAGCATTTCTTAGGAGAGAGCTCAGAGCTTCCGAGACGAATGAAGCACGCGAGCACGACTGCCGCTCATGACAGCCTAAACCGAACGCCATGAACGCCCGAGCCGGGCCTGAACCAAGCCAAGGATGTGATGTATGACCGAGGCTGCTGCAGTCTACCACGACGAGAGTTCCCGAGCGGAAATAAAAAGGCACCTTGAGCGGGTAATTGCCCGCCGGGAAGATTGCCCCAACCTCAACTGGGATCGGCTTTGGAACGATCTCGAACTTGCCGCGGAGGTATACAATGGAAGCTTGAGATCGCTTTCCAGCGCGTCATCCAGCATAAGCCAAACCATTGCTGGATTCCGCGATTGCCTCAAGCTGATTGAGATCTTGGAGCTAAAGTTGAAAGCTCCTGCTCTGTCCAATTGGGATTTTATTTTCGACTCAAATGGCCAATTTAGTCGACTATCTAAGCGCGAGCCACCAAAACTCAGTTACGTATTCGCTCTGCGCGAAAGGATCATGACCGAGGCTACAAAGCTGCGGGAGTTCACTGCCGGTCGCAATATTCGCGTCTATAACAAAGAAGACTGTGTGGCAGAGTTCAAAGCACGAATTATCGAGATCGGGCAACAACTACTCGGACCAGCGGTTGGTCGCAGTGATGGGCCCCTGATCACATTCGTGCATCTCGGGTTGATGCCGGTGCTCGGCGATGCAACGCCTGACAATGATGCGCTTCGCGCGTTTGCCCAGAGACACAAAAAGGATTGGCTTGGAGTGAACACGTCATCATAATCTTGAGGCCACGGTGTCCACCGTGGACATACGATAGGCTGGTTTAAGTCATTGGTGTCCACGGTGGACATCCCTCCATCAAAAATCTCTGATGGGTGTACTCCGTCTGCCCTAGCAGGTGCTGGTATCCGCTACGTGGCGCACTGTCGCGCCACCTCGTGCGGAGAACAGGAGAATGCCAGCACCTACTGAAAATCGCATCCAACTGAGCCCGCTCGAGTTGAGTCGCATCATCGAGCTCCCCGAGGCGTCCAGGCTCTCCAGCCTCTCGATCGACACGATCAAGCGCCGGTACAAGGACAAGCTTATCAAGCTCTCGCCGCGCCGGCTCGGCATCCGCCTGCGGGATGCGCTGCTACTCTCAGAAAGCGTCTAGCCCAACCCCGCCCCCCTGTGCCTCCGTCGCTCCGGCAACTGGGATCACGCGGGTCAACCAAAAGGATCGACAAGACTGCGGCCCGAGGCGGGCAAACGCCAAGGGCCGCCAATAAAAGGAAGCTTAGAATGCGTGAACTGTTTAAAGCGTTGCCTCGTCGTCGTCAATCGGCACGCTACCGCAATGGTGAAAGAACCTCAGTTGTAAGGGCGCTCACCGGCGCCCGCCTCTACCTCAATATCGCTACCCCCCCGCCCACAGTTGCTGAAGCGGCCGTGAAGACCGGTTCCAACCCCGCCTACGTCAAGGCGGCCGTCACGCTGCTCCAGTCGGAAGATGCGGAGCTGATCGACAAGGTCGTCCGCGGTCAGGTGCCGCTGATGAAAGCCGCCGCGACGATGCAGCAGCGCGTCGAGTTGATCGCCGCTTATCGGGAGGCGTCATCCACTGATCGTGCCTGGTTTGGGAAGGTCGCCGGTCCCGAGTCGCTGTTCGATTCCGCGATTGCACCGAACCTCAGTTGAATCATCGGGGGGTGTCGGCGTCGACGTGCGGCGCCTTCGCCCCCATTAATTGGAGAAGCGGTATGAAAACAGTCTCTGACGTTCGTCGCACCAGTGCCATTCTGCCGCCGCGTATCGTTGTCCACGGCCGCGAAGGTACAGGCAAGACCACGCTCGGTGCCCGCTTTCCGCGGCCAGTCTTTCTGCAGGTTGAAGACGGCTGTCCAGCCAACATCGAGATTGAGACCTTCGGTTTGATCGATGATCTTGCTGGCGTGCGTGACGCGATTGCCGCGCTTGGGAACGAGTCGCATAGCTTCGGCACGCTCGTGCTCGACAGTATCGATGCTTTCGAACCGTTGTTGTGGAGCAGCGTGTGCACGATCAACGGCTGGGCGTCGATCGAGAGCCCCGGTTATGGTCGCGGTTACGTCGAAGCAGACAGAGCATGGCTCGATTTGCTGACCGGTCTCGATTGGTTGCGCCGCACGCGGGGAATGGCCATCCTTCTGCTCGCGCATAGCGCAGTCGAATCCGTCAATGACCCGCGTGCACCCAGCTACACCAGCTATCAGCTACGCCTGCACAAGCGTGCACGCGCCTTAGTGCAGGACTGGGCCGATGTCGTTGGCTTTCTCGCAACCGATCTCGCTATCAAGACCGAGGATGCCGGGTTTTCCAAAAAGCGCATTCGCGCCGATGGTGGGTCACAGCGCTATCTGCATTTCGAAAACCATCCCGCCTTCACAGCGAAAAACCGCTACGGCCTGCCGGCCAAGATGCCGGTTCCGATCGACTTTGACTTCAACAGCAAGCTCGGACCGTTTTTCCCGTCCGCCGCGCTGGGAGAAGCAGTACCTATTAACCGCGGTAACTAAAGGAGGACGCAATGTCCAACTACGAAACCACACTGCCTTGAAACCTTCGATCCTGAGACGCAGGAGGGCACAACGTTTGATGTCGTACCAATCGGCACATACATCGCTCAGATCACCGACGCTTCTGTCTCTCAACCGAAGTCCCTCGACGGTTATCAGATCGGCCTTACCTGGCAGATTACCGAAGGCGAACATGCGGGTCGTTATGTCTGGCAGCGCATTACGTTCCTGCACTCAAGCAACCAGGCAATGGCGATCGGCCGCAAGCAGATCAAGGATTTGTGCGTCGCCACGGGTATCTCGGAGCAGGTGACTGATGTCACCGTGTTCAAGTTCATTCCTTGCCGGATCAAGGTCGGGATCGAAAAGGACAAGCAGGGCATCTACCCCGACAAAAACAAGGTCACGCGCATCCTGCCGCAGGAAGCGGATGTCAAGGTCAATCCGGTGAAGGCAAACGCCGTCGGCAAACGTAAAACCTGAGTCTAGCCCGACGACCGGCAATGGCTCGGCAAAGCCCTGGGAAAAGCCGAAGCCCTCGCCCTCAGAAGAAATATCGGACGAGGTGCCGTACTGAGATGCATCAACACGCCCACCCTTCGCGATGACGGCGAGCACCAGCGTCGTCATCGCACAAAAAACCGCTGAACCAAACCAACGAACTAAACCAACCCAACCGACCCAACCAAACCAACCGAAGTCCGTCATGAGCATTCGTGAGGTGGGTCGTGAAGCTACGTTCTTATCAGAGCCAGGCGCTGAAGGCACTTGAAGCGCATTGGAACAACGGAGGCGGTGCTGCCCTAATCGACATGGCGACAGCCACCGGCAAATCGGTGGTGATCGCCGAAGTCATCCGTCGAGAAATCGCACGCAATCCTCGACAGCGGGTACTGGTCGCCGTTCATGTGCGCGAGCTAGTCAAGCAGGATGTCGAGGCTCTGATCAGCGTCTGGCCGGATGTCCCTTGTGGTATTTGCTGCGACGGGCTCGATCGTCGCGACCACGACCACCAGATCATTTTCGGCACCATCGAGACGCTCTCTCGGGATGCCGCGCTGCTCGGACGACGTGATCTTCTGATCATCGATGAAGCGCAACTGGTACCGCGCGATGGCGACGGCATGTACCTCACCCTGATTGACACTCTCCGCTCATTCGCACCGGACCTGCGCATGGTCGGGGCGAGCGCGACCTGCTTCCGCCTCGACAGCGGTTATCTCGATCGCGGAGAAGGCGCCCTTTTCGAGCGCACGGTATTTTCCTACGGCATCGCTGCCGGCATCCGCGACGGCTATCTCAGCAAGCTGTCGTCGAAGGCGACAGTCACACGCATCGATGTCAGCGCCGTCGGCCGGCGCGGCGGCGAATTCATCGCCGGCGAATTGGAGCGTGCCGCCAATGTTACCGATGTGGTCGAGGCGGCCACCGCCGAGCTCATCGAGCAAGGCGGGGATCGACGCAGTTGGTTGGCTTTCTGCTGCGGCGTTGACCACGCTTATGCGGTGCGCGACAGCATCCGCCGGCATGGCATCACTTCTGAGACGGTGGTAGCCGAGACCCCCAGCAACGAGAGAGATGCAATTTTTGCAAGCTTTCGCGCCGACGAGGTTCGCTGCCTGACCGGGGTCAACGTCTTCTCGGTTGGCTTCAATATTCCGCAAGTTGACCTGATCGCGCTCCTGCGCCCGACCTGCTCGCCCGGGCTGCTGATCCAGCAGGTCGGCCGCGGTACGCGGCTGGCGCCGGGCAAGACTGATTGTTTGGTGCTCGACTTCGCTGGCAATATTCGCCGGCATGGTCCGGTCGACAGCATTCGCGTCAACGGCCGCACCGTCGCCCAGCCCGGTGACGTGCTGGCCAAAACCTGCCCGATGTGCCGGGAGGAAAATGCGCTCGCGGCCTCGGCATGCACCTGCTGCGGCTATGTCTTCGATATTGACGGTCGACAGCCAAGGCATAACGCCGCCGCCGATGCGGTGCCGATCCTATCGAGCGAGCAGATTTGGTTGCCGGTACGGCATTCCGAATTCCGCATGCACCGCAAGCTCAGCGATCCCAGTGCTGCACCGACGTTGCGGGTCGACCATCTCTGCGGTTTCACGCCGTATTCCGAGTACGTAGGTTTCCAGGGCTCTCCCGCTGCCCGCTACTACGCGGCGGCCTGGTGGCGCGCCATGGGGGGCGCTTATCCCACGCCGCTACGGGTTCGCGACGCCCTAAGCCGTTGTGACGAGCTTGATCGCATCACCGAAATCATCGTCAAGCGCGATGGACCATGGTGGCGCATCAACAAGCGTCGCGTGCACCGGCCAGATGAAAGCATTGAGGAAATCGATGGCCGTTACCGCATCCAGCGAAAAGCAACGGAATGAACGCCCGGTTCGCAACGCAGGTGCCGACTGTCTGTGGTGTGTGCCGCCGGCATGCGGTCTGGCTCGGCTATGCGCCACCGAAGCTGGAGCGCCCGCCCATCATCTGGCTCTGCGACAACAATGGCTGCCATGCCGCAGCAAAGAGAGTTTACGCCATGCCCGGTCCACTGCTCGACGCCTATGAGATCGGCGCCGCACTCGAGGCCGGCTCAGCTGCCGGTGAGTATCTCGACGCAATCGGACAGACTGATCTCGCTAAGCTCGATGCCGGCCAATGGCGAGAATTCCTGCGCCGTCTGCTGATCAGCTACGAGCAAGCGTTGCGGCGCAAGCTCCTCAACGGCGAGCCAGCTTTTTGAGACGGCCATGGGCCCATTCGAGCAGTGCGCCGCGCGCCTTCTCGAGCAGGGCTACGCGGTGGTACCGATCATCCCTGGCAGCAAGAAACCTGGGTTCTTCTGCAACGGAAGCTGGATCGGACTTACCGCCTGGACGACGCGGTTCAAGGGTCGTGCCTCGTTGCACGAAGAGCGCGAACGCTGGGGTCGCGCTGGTGCCGGCATCGGTGTTCTCGGCGGCTCGGCCAGCCAAGGCCTGATCGGCATCGACATCGACACCGAGGTGCCGGAGATCGTCGCGGCCTTGCTTGCGGTGTTGCCGCCGACACCGGTCAAGAAAGCGGGTGCCAAGGGCGAGACCGGCTTTTATCATGGGCCCGGTATCGCATCGCGCAGCTGGTCAATTAGCGGCAAGCGGGTAATCGAGATCATTGGCCCTGGTCGACAGACAGTGCTGCCGCCAACGCTGCATCCAGACATTCAGGCCCCGTATCGTTGGCTTACCCTCGACACACTGGAACACCTGCGACCGCACGAACTGCCGCCGCTTCCGCCTGATATTGCTGACGCCATCAGCGCGACGCTCGCCCCGTTCGGCTGCGAAGCGCCACGCCAGCACACCTTTGCCGATGCCGAGAGCCCTCACCGGCAGGTCAACGATGCGGCGCTTGCCAATTTGGCCTCCTGGGTACCGGTCCTGAAGCTGTACAAGTGCCGCGCCAGCCGGGGAGGTTATGAGGCCGTAGCGGTGTGGCGTCCATCGTCGAGCGGCCGACCTAATCAGGTCCGGAACCGTAACCTCAAGATCTCGAACACGGGTATTCGCGATTTTGGTGCCAATCTCGGTTACACGCCGCTCGACCTGGTCATGGCCGCGCTTGGCTGTGATCTCGATGCTGCCTTCGGTTTTCTGAGTGATCGACTCAACTGGGCACCAGCCCAGCTAGAGATCGAGCTTTCAGTTGCTAATGGTGTACCAAAGGACGGCAATGGTCCCGAAGAAGCTGCTGCTGCTGCTGAAAGCGGTCCAACGGAGGCCCCGGTTCACGATCCGCTTGAACCATACACTCACGAGCCCGGAGCGGTCGGCGACGTGGTCGACTGGATCGTCAGCACCGCGCGCCGTCCAAATCGAGTCCTGGCGCTGGGCGCCGCCATTGTCACCATCGGCACGCTGATCGGCCGGCGCGTTGCCGGGCCAACCCGCAGCGCCACCCATCTCTATGTGGTTACGGTCGCACCGGCGACAGCGGGCAAGGATCATCCGCGCCGCTGCATCCTGCCGCTCATGGAGGCCGCGCAAGCCGGTGCGCACGTGCTCCTCGGCGACATCACCTCACAGAGCGGCTTCAATCGCGCCATGAAAACCAGCCCACTCACCGTCGTAGTGATAGACGAAATTGCCGGGTTCCTTGGTCGCATTATCAGCCCGCAATCCTCCTACTGGGAACGGCGATTGAGCGGCAAGCTACGGGAACAATGGTCATGCAGTTTCGGGGTAATCGGCACCATGACCTCCGCGGAGTACGCGGAGACGCGCATCCAGTGCCCGGCCATGAGCATGTTCGGTACCAGCACCAATACTGAATTCTGGTCCGTGTTGCAGGGAGCTGAGGTCGAAAACGGCTTCTTCAGCCGGTTCCTGGTACTCGCTAGCAATATGCAGGTTCCAGATCAGGAGCCGCAAGCCGACGGGTTTGAAGTGCCGGAAGCACTCGCAACCCGGCTTGCTGAACTCTACTGCTGGAATGGAAACCCGCTTTCGACCGCGCGCCTCAATGACCCGGAGGTCCGGCACGAGCCGTACATCCTGCCATGGACTGATTGCGACGCACGAGAGTGCTATCGCGAGCTGATTGAGTGGGTCGAGCGCGAGGTCGAGAACGACTTCCGTAAGCAGGCTTATCTCGGCCGGGTCGCGGAAACCGCAGTGCGCCTAGCAACCATCCGGGCCGCTGGTCGAGAAGGACCAGCAGCGCGACTCGATTTGTCAGACATGCAATGGGGCGCAAACCTCACACGCACCGCCATTACCGCAATGATCGATCAGTCGGTGGATTGCCTGGCGCAGACAGCGCGCGGCGAGTTTACAGATAGGCTCGTTCGAATGATCCAGCGCCATGGCACAATCAGCCGGCGCAAGCTACAGCAGCACGTTCGCGGACGTTACCGGACCCAAGAGGTCAATGACATGCTTAGCCAAATGATCGAAGCCGGGCTCATCATCAAGATGGCGAACGGGTACGCAGCCGGAAAATGAATTGGGAATTAGGCTGGGAATTGGCTTGGGAATGGGTGGGAATTGCGTTGGGAACGGGCTGGGAATTTGTTGCTGTGTTGGTCGGGAATTTGTTGGCTGTTGGCGATAATGTTGGCAGCAATTTACAAACAAATTCCCAGAGCTAATATATTAATAAATATAACATTCCCTAAAAATGTTGGCATGTTGGCAGGGGAGGATCATAACCCCGGGAACTAAGGATAATTCCCATGTCATTCCCAGGGGGAGCCTATATAAGGCCAACACGCCAACATTGGGAACGCTTATAAGGTGCGCTTGGTGATTTGGCGCAGCCCGGTCGTGTTCGCGAATGATGGGGAAGGCGGCACCCGGCATGCCAAGTTGCGATGCTAATTAACCCCCCTGCCCGCCCCCTAACCCCCCTTAAAAAAATTCGTCTCTCCGGTCGTTTTGTGAGTGGTTCTTACGCCGTGGGCATTGAGTTTGCATTACTGGAGGTCAGCGGACTGGCGGTCTCGCATATACTGAAGAAACACCGGCCCTGGGGACCCCGCAGCCCTCTCGAAAAAATCTGCAGCTTCGCTGGTTTGTTTTGCGCATCGTTGTTGCCACGCAAGATCGGGTTTTCGCCATAAGGGAGTGCGGAATTCGACGCTCGCCGCCACCTTGGAATTGATCGGTTTTTGTACCAATCGGTGTTAATTGGTCGCTGATGGGCAACAATCTGGGTGGCGTTTTTGGCCGTTGCATGCCCGTCTCAAAAGGCTATTGCTCACTCGCGCATTGGTTGTACATTAATATATAGTAAAATCAATAGTTTGTATGGTTTTCCTTAAGCATAAAAA